GTTTGAATCAGTCCGGTTCCGCTGGACTTATCTTCGACGTACATCATAGAACAGGGTCTTCCGTAGTGATTGGAATTCTTTTGCCAAAATGCTTTTGCCACATTTTCTAAATCCACCGCATCCCACTTTCCTCTAATTCCGTCCAAAAGATAAACATCGGAGTCCGTTACCGCCCAACAGGTAAAAACCGAAAAGTCGTTATGCTCTTTAATTTTCTGCGCCGTGTCAGCACAAATAAAAACCCTTCTTATGTCGCTTGGATTTATTTTATTGTAAAACTGGAACCACTCGGACTTGATTACCTGTCCGCCGGACACAATAGGCTCTTGCTGATATTGAGAATAAAAAGTAAAGGGATCTCTCTCTTTTAACTTTAGTAAGGAGTTTGCACTGATTGTCTCTTCCCATAGTGCCTTGCCTGTTCTTTCGTCGAGAGCTGGAATTTTTAAAACGTGCCAGTCCTCGGGTTCGTTTGCAAGAATATGACCTGCAAGATCATTTTTATGGACGCGCTGCATTATTAATATGATCGGAGTTTTGTCGTAGTTTTTTCTGGATTTAAGCGTATTTGTGTACCAGTTATTGCACTTGTCTCGCATTGTTTCGGAAAGAGAATCCTCGGGCTTGATCGGGTCATCGATTATTATGGCCCCGCCAAACTCTGGTCTTTTCCTTCCTGCTCCAAAACCTGTAAGGGTTCCGCCAAAGCCTGTTCCAAAAACTGCACCGCCTAAACTATTCTCCATAAAGTCGGATAGGCCTCTTGTTAATTCTGGAGGTCTAAAAAGTTCCATGTAGAACTTTGACGTGATCGTGTCTCTAATATTTTTGGTTTTTGCTTCGGCCATTGTCGAAGAGTAAGACGTGTAAATAAAGTTCGAGTCGGGAAAATAACCGTATCCATAACAAATAAAGTCGATGACTGACATCGTTTTTGTGTGTCGTGGAGGAATGAGCAACATTAAATTTTTTGCACCGTTTGGGAGAGTTCCGAGCATTGCCATCTCTAGGGCCTTAAAGATTCTCCTGTGAAAGGGCAGTATGATTCTAGGCTCTCTATTTACTTCTCCCTTAAGGACAAAAAACTCTTCAAGAGTTATTATCGGCATTTTCTTGATCAATCCTATTTTGTTCTCTAAGTTGAAGATACCGTTCTCTTATTGTCGTGTTGTCGTTTACGTTTAAGTTAATATTTTCGGTTGGCTTTTCGCCAATCAAATCTCTGATCTCTTTAAATGCGTTTAGGTCTCCATTTAGTGCCTGCATTACTTGAGCATAAAGCATGGCGGTTTTTACTGATATTTTTTTTGCATCAAGCTCTGGAAACATTTCGATCATCTGATTTACGACCTCTTCTTTCGGTCTACAGCGCAAAATTTCTTTTGCCAGATCTCTTAATGGCCTAATTACTGTCATGGTTTTTCTGTGATTTTCCGCACCTTTTTTTGCCATGGCAGCGGCATTTTCTTTCGTGAAGTAATGTTTTTTGATGTGTTCTCTAAACATTGGACTTTTTGGTTTTTCCATTTTAACCCCCATCCATCTTTCATTATACCGCAACAAGTCATCTATTTAATATGATTTAAAAGACAAAAAGTATCTTTTTTTGATAAAAACTATAAGATACTATACCTAAACTGGTCAATAACGGTGAGGATACTATGAAGATAAAAGATCTTAGGCCCAATAAACGCAACCCTAGAAAGATTAGCGATAAGAAACTAGAGGCACTAAAAGAGTCGGTTATCAAGTTCGGCGATCTTGGATGCTTTGTTTGGAATAAAAGAACCAAGCAACTGGTTTCTGGCCATCAAAGATGCAAAACGATTCCTGCGGACGCAACTATAAAAATAGAGAATAAGTTTGAAAAACCGACAAGCTCCTACACTGTAGCAGAGGGTTACGTTTTGATCGGTGACGAAAAGTTTAAGTATCGAGAGGTCGATGCACCAGAAGATTGGGAAGTTGAGGCAATGATTGCCGCCAACAAACATAGCGGTGATTGGGATAGCGAGCTTCTTAAAAATATATTTGTTGATTTTCCACAATTGAACTGGAAAAAAGCAGGCTTTGAGTTACCCGAGCTTAAATTATTTGGAATTGATGCGAAAAATAGGCCTGGAGATATTTTAGATGACGACGAAGAACAGGAAAGTGATGAGGAGTACATAAAGGGAACACCGGAAACATTTGAGCAGATCGATCAACAAAGAATACCTCCACAAACCGAATACGTTAACACCGAAGAAAAAAATCCATTTGATGAGGTTCAGGAAGTTACTGAAGCGGTTGGAAAAAAGATTGTAATTATTATTTCGTGCCCGAGTCAAAAGGTGAAAGACCAATTAAAAGAGAAGCTCCGTCCTGCTATTGAGGAAAGCGGAGCTGCACTTTTTTGACAAAAATTAATGAGAGCGTGAACCTTTTTTCGCTGCTTTCTTTTTGCCTTTAGTAGATTTTTTTGCCTTCGCCATAAAAAACTCCATGATCTGTTGTTAAAGTTTTTCATTGTCCAAAACAAATGGTCTTAGATCAATGTCACCGTAGGGATATTCTAACATCGATTCTTTTCTGATTGCAATATCTAAATTTTGTGCGAGCTTGACACCGTTTACAATTTCAATTTTTTCATCCTCTGAAGTTTCAACCTTGATGTTAAATTTTTCACAGAACTGTTTTAAGAATTGATATTTTTGTTCCGAGCTTTGAAAGACCACGGAAAAAAAGAAGTCGGTATCCAACCAAAGATCTTTATTGGTATTTCCTTCATTCCGTTTGTGCCAATCAAACCTCTTGTCATAGTGACCACGAGCAATTTTGCCATTGATTATTTTGTCGGCGTATTCCTTTACTAATTGCTCTTCCGACTTGATGACCTTTGGCCTTTTGGGAGTTTTTACTTTTTTAGCTTTCTTTTTTTCGTCCGTCATTGAAAAGCACCTTGTAGCGATATTCGTCCAATCTCATTAGAGGATACCACTTATAAAGATTATTTTTAAATTCTTCGTTTGTTACTATTCCGTTTCTCATGTGATGATAACTTGGGTGATCGTAAGTACCCTTTGAAAATTTATAGCTTGGATGCAGCTTGATTCCTGTTTTTGAAATTAGTTGATAAATTTGCTTTTTGTTCATTAACCCTAAAGGAAAAATCTGATCTCCCTTTAAAAGACCTTGTTTATAAAAAAGAGAAGCACGAGCAAAGCCCTCATATTTAGAGAATCCCGAGCAAATATAGTCACAGTTAAATTTTTTCTTTAACTCTTTTGTGTACTTACCTCTATCGAAGTCCTCATATTCAAAATGATTAAAGTCGTAATTTACTGCCAAAGGTGACTGATATATTCCATCGGCAATTAGATTAATTTCGATTGTATTAGGACAAACCAAAAAATCAACGCTTGGATATCTTCGTTTTAAATACTCCAAATATTTGTCATCATCCGGATGCTTGGCCAGAAATCCATAAAACACCGAGATTATTTTTGCCGGACTTGCTGCCTTTACCAACCATTCGAGTGCTAAAATGGAATCTTTGCCAAGAGAGTTTGTCAGTAAAATTCTCTTTCCCTTGATTAATTCGGCAAGCTCTTTATGTGACGTTATCTTTTTATTTTGATCAATCATTTCGCAAGCTCAAAACTATATTCATAGTAAACACCTTCGTCATCTAATTTTTCTTTAATTGAAATCAGGCGACAGGTCACAAAATAGACTTGATCGTGAAAATTAAACAATTGGCCAGCATTCCAATTTTTTCGATATTCTCGGCAAGTCGTCATTTTTTCATTCATGAGAGTTTGGATCATGTATTTTCTTTTTAGCAACATGCAAGGCAGATCTCGGCTAATACAATGCTTTGAATTGTCCAACTTGATGGCATTGTATCGAGCAAGAAAATTTTCTGCCTCTCGTTCTGTCTTAAATATTTTCCAATCAGGCGAGTCAAGCTCTGAAATGTTTTTCGCTTTAAAATAAATCAGATCTTCTTTTATTGTAGAAGCATCATAGATGAGTATTTCAGGAATGCGCTTGTCAAAGTCTATGACGTAATAATCTTGCATTAAAATCTCCAAACTGTATAAATTTTATACATGTAAATTTTTCAAAATATTAAGATTGCGCTTTCAATATGACAAGAAAAACAAGATCTAAATACAAGAAGTTATATAATGTTATATTTTTAATAAATAGTTGACAGAATATATAAAATAATATATAATATTATATATAAAGTAATAACGCTCTGCACAAAAAGGAGTCTTATGAAAGACATTAGCTGCGAAAAACTCACTTACTCGATCTTCGTAATAAGATTTTTTTCTTTGGAAATAGTATTTATTTACTAAAAAAAGGAGACACGCTCATGAAAAAAGTATCTAAAGCAAAACACACTAAAGAAAATTCTCCTAGAGTTCAAAAAGAAGATATTACTTACTCAATACTTTTTAAAGGATCAATAATTTTTATTAATGCTATCAGAATTGACGAGACTGTTATTTTTGATGACTCGCTTCTAAAAGCTCTAAACAAAAAAGATGCAGTTGAGTTTGAACGTCTGATTGATATCGAAATCATGAACACTTTGAATTGTAGCGGCTTAATTGATCTTGGAGAGTTTGAACTATGATAACAAAACAAGACAAAGACTTATTAAAAAAGAAGGAAACTAAAAAGATTTTATTGGAATTAGAGGAGAGTCTTGTAAACGAGATTGATTTACAATGCAAGACTCTCCAAATATCAAGAAAAAAACTAATTGAATATGCTTTGAAAAAAATTCTTTTCGAAAAACAAAACAAATAACATTGGAGTTTTAAAATGGATGAGGAAAAATTCTATCATGACGCTCATGCGTCTGGCACTGATCATTACTACTACATGAATCTCATGAAAAATTTTGTTGTCACGGACGGCGTGAAGTTCATGACAAGTAAACTTGAGTGCTTCTGGCTTATGGATATTGTCGCAAGCTACGTAGCCAAAATTGACAAGCTGGATCTTGATTTTTGCGTTGTTTATGTGAGAGTTAACAAAGAAGATGACACGGCCGTTTTTAGCGTTGATGATGGAAACGGAAAGACTGTTATATCTCAAAAAATTCCGTTTACTGATATTTCCGAAAATGTTCGTTGTTATCTTGCCGCCGGCAAGCTAAACTCTCTCTTTTCAGTAGCGCATCTTTGCAATGCGCACATCAATCATCGCAAAAAACAGATATCAAAAATTAGTTATCTTGTAAAGATTAAATCAACTTTAATTTTCTAAAATTCCATCCGATCAATCGTTCATTTTTCTTTGTGGCCTTTACATTTTCCCAATAAGGAATAAGGTTCATCCATTTTGCAATGCTTTGATATTCTTTTTTTTCAATCAGAATAATTTTAATTTCAGGATAGTATTTTTTCATCCTGGCCAGCTTCGTTTTTGACTTGGCATCCATCCAGCCCTTGACCTCGTGATATTCGAAACAATTTTCAGATGTCCAAACTTTAAAATCAGGCGTGTAGTGACGAGTTCCTCTTTTTATCTGCTCAAAGAAAAAAGTATCAGGTTCGTACTCAAATTTTACAATTTTGTTTTTAGATTGCAAAAATTTTAAATATCTTGCGTAATTCGCTTCCCATGAACTCCTAACGAAAAAACCTAAATCCTCTCTAGTGCCCGAATTTGATTTTCTAATCACAACCTGCCTCTCGTTGAAAGTCTTTAGTAAAAATTTAAGATTTTTAAAGAGTAACAGAATCAATTCTCAACTGCAATCTCTGTTGTTTGACGTAGCTCCGCTAAAGAGAGTGTCTTTTTTGGCACTTTAGAACGGCGGTTTTTGGTTTCTTTGTTTTAGCCACTTGCCGGCGTTTCATGAGCTTATAGATCTATGGTGATCGTCTCAAGACAGTAATTTAAGTGTACTGCTCACTAAAGCAATCTCCGTCATCTCGACGCAAGTCCGCTTTTAGTTTTGTCATGGTTGCTTGCACCGTTTCTTGCTTCCAATCATGGAGATCTAAATTCCATAGTACGGCACACCTTGAATCTATGAAATTTTTACAAGGCCGTGAAGAGAAAATTTAAAAAACACAAACAAATCTTACTACGCAATGCGAAAATAAAACTGCCGTTATTTATGCGTGATGCGTTATTTTAAAAAACACCACGCATTTTGTTTATGCGCCTTGCGTCAAGCAAGGAGATAGTTCCGTGCTTTTTTCTTGTTAAATATCTTTTTTATATATTAATATAATTTTTTATATTATAATGACGCCGACAAAAACAAAGGAGTTTTTTAATGAGTGAGTCACTATGGAGCATCACCGAAGATTTAAAGGCATTGGATGAGTTGATCGAGCAGCAACAAGGCGAGATATGCGAGATCACCGAAGAGTTTATCAACGAGATTGATCGAGTGTTGACGAGCAAAACGGACGGATGTGCCGAGTTTGTTTTATCTCTTGAAGAGCAATCGAACGCAGTTGAAAAGAGAATTGCCGAACTAAAAGAACTGCAACGCAGGCTTGAGTTAAAGAGAGCGAGATTCTTGATTTATATTCAAGAGTGCATGATGAGAATTGGCCGTGAAAAAACTGTAGGAAGTTTCTATCAATTCTCAATCAGAAAAAACCCACCTTCTCTTTTTATTTCGGACGAAAATAAAATTCCTCCTGCTTTTCTTTCCGAAAAAACAGAGGTCGTAATCGACAAAAAAGCAATTCTTGACGCTCTCAAAAAAGGAGAGATCGTCGAAGGTGCTGAAATTGCTCCAATTAAAAAAAGAATACAGCTATCAACCAAATCAACAAGTAAGGAGAAAAAGAATGAGTAACGAAGTAGCAATCAAACAAGAAACGTCAAACGAGATCGTTCAATACAACGAGAGCCAGCTCGAACTTATCAAGACCTCATATTGCAAAGGAGCATCCGACGAAGAGCTAAAACTTTTTGTTGCAGTTTCAAAACGACTTGGACTTGATATTTTTGCCAGACAAATTCACGCCGTAAAAAGGAAAGACAACAAGCTCGGACGTGAGGTAATGACAATACAGACAGGCATTGACGGCTATCGAGCAGTGGCAGAGAGGACTGGACGCTATGCAGGATCTTCATTACCTACGTTTGAATATGACGAAAGAGGCAATCTTGTCAGCGCATCCGTTGTTGTTAAAAAGTTTGTGCAAGGTCATATTTGTGATTTTGCCGCAATTGCATACATGAGTGAATATATGCCAAAATTTAACAACTACATGTGGCTTGATAGACCTAAAGGCATGTTGTCCAAGTGCGCCGAGTCTCTTGCGCTTAGAAAGGCGTTTCCTCAAGAGTTGTCCGGTGTTTATACTGAAGAGGAACTCGATAAAGAATATGCACACCATGAGCATGTTGAGAACCTAGTCAAGAGAGCAGTAGAAACTGACTACACTCTCCAAGACGGACAAATAAAAATAATTGAGAACACCTGCAAAATCATAACCGAAGGCATGACCAAAGAGCAGAAAATAGAATGGACAAAAAAGAATATTGGATGCAATTGGAATGATCTTAAAAAGAAGACAAACGAAGAACTTGCCGAACTCATCAACAAATTAGACAGACCTAACGAAAAACCAATTGAAACAACAGCTAAGAATGTAACAAAAAACAATCAAGAACCTATTACCACCGCTGACATTCCTTGGTAGCAATCACTTAATCTTTTTTTCAAGGGCCGCTTGTGCGGCCTTTTTCTTTAGAAAATCTTTTATCGCCTCTTCAATTGCAAAAATAATCGTTACTCCGTTCTTTTTACACCAAGACTTTAGTGCGCTATGCGTTGACTCATAAACTGGAATTACTTTATTCATATTAACCTCTCTAAAGCTACTGTATAAAATTTTAAATAAAAAATCAAAATATAATTTTACTTTTTAATTATATAATATATTATACATTTTTAACGGCGAAAAGGAGAGCCTCAATGATCACACTAAAAGACGGATACAAGAGTGAAATGGCGTACAACATTGAACACCTTCAAACTATTTTGAAGCAGAAAAAGTGCGAGTGCATATTCTATGACAAGGACGAAAAAAGATGGCTGGTGATCTATGCTGAATAAAATAGAACGTGCCATCAAGTCCGTCTTTGACGGATTCTTATCTCTTTTTTTCATCTTACTATTGGTTACTCTAATAATGAGCCACATTAGAATGTTTTTCGGTGTTGAGTTGCTCGTTAAAAAGAATATGGAGTTAAGCAAAAATATCAGCATTGTTTGCAAAAAAGGATCTCCATGACCGCAAATGAAGTAATTTTGAATGTAGGAAAAATATTAATTACGCCAAAATACGATGACAAAACCAAATTGTTTCGTATTGGCGAGATTGTTTTTGAGTTTATTAAGAAGAATTTGTTCGCTGAATGGGCGCAGTTAAACAGAGGTGAGGAATGAAAGTTAAAATACCTAGTGGCGAAAATTGCGAGGTTCGTTTAAATGGCGTTTATGAAGGATGTTACTTTTTAAATGCGGTGTGTGCAAATCTAAAGAAAAAATTGAGGTGAAATACGAGTGAGGTTAAATGTGAACTTTGAAATACTAGACAAATACAGAATCAAAACAGGAATGTTTGCCACCAAAGACCTGACTCCTTACGGAGCGTTTTTTATTCCAGCCACCAAAAACGGCGAATGGCTTAAGGTTATTTGTGCGCCTATGGACAGCGAGTGGCAACATGTGAGCGTGTCGCATCCGAGAAGGTGCCCTACATGGATGGAAATGGCAAAAGTGAAGGACTTGTTTTGGAGCGAAGAAGAGACCGTAGTGCAGTTTCATCCTAAAAAAAGTAGCTATATAAATAATCATCCATACTGTTTGCACCTATGGAAGAAAAAAGATTTTGAACATGAATTGCCACCAAGTATTTTGATTGGAATTAAATAAAGGAATCAAATGAAACACCTACTAGCATTATTGATCTACTACTTCACCGAACTGTTTTGCTTTGGGATTTTAATATTATTAACAATACTTTCCTTACCGATGTATGCGCTTAGGAAAGTGAATAACTTTATGATGGAGAATTTGAAATGAGTGACGTTTGGAGGACTCCTAATTTTATTTTTAATCAACTAAACTCTATTTTTAATTTCACGGTAGATGCAGCAGCAACAGAAGAAAACAAAAAATGCGCTAATTTTTTTAAAGATGGGCTAGGTTCTGGCTGGGGAAATAATAGAGTATTTTGCAACCCGCCTTTTTCCAAAAAAGATCAATGGATTATTAAGGCGCACAACGAAGTACAGAACAATTGTCCATTATGCGTTATGATACTTCCACTTAATTGCATGAGTTCTTCTGTTTTTTTCGACACCATTATTAAAAATGGATATAGAACGGAAATTTTAAGACAAAGGATCAGTTTTTTGGATGAAAATAATAATCCCATTAATGGAAATAATACAGGAACGGTAATTGTTTATTTTATGAAGAGCATAAAAAGTAGAGAATAATTTATGACCGAAAAAGTTTACTACCACAAAAGTCAGGATCGAATTTATCTTTGGTCAAATAAAGGAACGGACGATAAACAGTTTAACTTTTGGTTTTTTATACGTCCAGTAGCGCATACTAGTGATTTAATTTACGACATTTGGACAAGTCCGAACAATAAAGACTTAATTTACTTAGGAGAGTTATGATAGACATAAATAATATTAAAATTGGAACCAAGGTTTATTATAAAAATGGTAGAGAGTTTGAGGTGTATAAAATAACACTCGAAAGTTGCTGTTATCCTGTGATTGATGTTATGAGTATATTCGGAGAGACGATACTGAAAGAGAGCGTTGTCTTATCTCCTGACCATTGCAAAGATTGGTCAATTGAACCGCCAAAAGCTAAGCGAAAATATTGGTTATGGTCTATCGAAAATTATGATGGGATTTGGATTAAGAACTATCTCTATCTTGATGATTGTGGGATGGACACAAAAGGCAACAGACAATACAGCCGTTGGGAAAAACTAGAAAAAATAAAACACGAAAACGAATTCGTTGAGGTGTGAGATGAAATTAGTAGAACCAGAATATTATCAAAAAAAAGTATTCAAACCATTTAACATCACTTTGAGAATAGAAACTGGGGGCGATGCGCGCCTATTGTGGCACGTATTTAATCGAGGCAATTTAAAAGGTGCAATATTTACTAAAGAGTATCCTGGTAAATATCAAACCTGTGTTACATCTTCGCAATTTTGCGGTGGTATAGAAAGCGAAGAGATTCGCGCCTTTATTCAATCTAAAATTGTGGGGGATATATGAATAAAAAATTTGATTTAGTATTTAGATTTAATAATCGAAATATTGTTTGTGAAAGAATTTCTTTTGAACATTGTGCAACGATCGCAGATGTAAGATCTTGGTTTAATAACTCATCTAGCCTTGTAGATATTGCAGGAACAATAATAAATATAGATAGAGTTGATTATATAGAAGTCGAAGAAAGCGAAGATGAAAATAACAATAGAACTTAAGAACGATAAAATAGCCTACGGATATGACGGGCCAGCTTCTAATCACCATACAGATTTACCAATTATGCCTTACCATTTAATTTTTATAGGAGAATTACTTAATCAAATAGGTAAGTTATGGGATAAAGACAGACAAAAAGGGGATAAATGTGGGGATATACTACTCAAAGAAGTACAATAGATTATATTTCTATAATGGGAAGGAATGTTATGGATTATATGAATTTAAAACTAAATATCAATGGATTAAATCATCATACACCGATGATTATGATTTAGTAATGTTTGCAAAATGTGAGGAAGTTTATGTTGAACAAAATAAAGATCAATAGAGTTTTTCAACTTGATAGCGGTTCAGATAGGATTTATTATAAATTTGACGGAAAAAAAACCTTCGTTCTTAGTCTGTATTTTAACGGAAACAAAGAATGGATTGTTGATTGCACCGTTGAAAAGTGTTTGTGTCCAGATAAAGAGTGCTGCATTTTGCGCAATCCGATCTATAGCGAAGACATTCGATATCTTACAAAAAAAGATTACAACAAGTATTTAGATCAAGATGACAAAATAATTCGGTGGCTTTTAAGTCATGTATAAATGGCCAGTCGTTTTACCGCACCGGCCAATACCTCTACCTACTCGTGGCAGGTGAAACAAGCAAGCTAAACCAATTCGTTTCTTTATTGAATTTCAATTCCTTGTATTTTTGATCTGGCCACCAAGTATTTACATAGATGCTCATTCCTGTTGAGCTTTCGGTGTGTCTTTCATATACGACCGCTTGCTCGTATAGATCTTTCACCTCTGGCAATAGGTATCCGATATCGACAAATTCACTGTTCCACTTTGGAGAGCTTGCCGCTCTTTGAGCTATGTTTTTTATTGTTGGAACCAGTTCTTTTATTTTTTCAACAAGAGGCTTTAGAGCAGATGTTTTTATTGCGCTTAGCGTCACGAACTTGCCTTGAAAATAGTCAACATACCCATCAATAATAGAGCGTATTAGGTCGTTATTGAGTGCGCCGTCAATAACCCTTGCATAATCCCATCCGTCACCTGGCTCGCTGTCCTCTGAGGCTATAACGTAGTCCGCAAAGTCTGCCACCTCGTAGGATACCTCAATCATCTGCATGAGACAGGCATCAAGACCTAAAATATCAATATGGCCTATTTTTTCCATTGCCATGCCGAGCTGCGGCGTTGTTATGTGATTTCGAGAGTCGTCGTCGTAGCTCACACCTTTTTGTTGCTCAATTGACTTTTTCCATCCACCGCCATGATTCCAAACAATCGCCATGAAATGTTTTGCAGGATAAGCGTTTTTAACTTGGATTGCTGTATCCGCAAAAAATCTCCAATCACCCATGTCGTATTCTTTCCCTGAGTCCAAAACAATCTCTTGACCGTCTTTTATTTGAATCAATCGACTGTCTTTTTTATTCCAACAGTCATGGGCCACAACGATATTTACTTCGTCACCGGCATTGACCGACTTAAGTTCTCCGATATCCTTATATGAGAACTGACACAAGCTATTGTCGGCATTCATGTGAATGTAAATCGTCCACTCTGAAGCGTACAAGACCGAGCAAAATGATAAGATTATTAAAGAGAGTATCAGTTTCATAAAACCCCCTAAAAAAAGAGGGTGAAGCACAAAGGAGAGAAGCCCCACCCTTAATGACATACTTAAATTTTTGCATGTTCTTGTGATATAATCAAGCAATGAAAAAGAAACTTACCAAAAAAGAGTCATTAACTAAGCTAATCGAGAAGTACGAGCAGTTAAAACTTGAAGGAAAGACCAAAGAAGCAAAATTAATTAAGGCGTGTATTGACAGGATATCTAAACTTGGTGATTGATTGCTTCCTCAAGATGTTTTTCTATTTCGCTCGCATCTTTCGCAGCATTCGCAGATACAGAGTACTTGTAAAAAACTCTCTCTCTAAATCGTTGCCATTCAGAATTTAACGCAGCATCACCTTCTACCTTGTCCAAAAAAAGATTGCAGACTCGAAGCAGAACAGGTGCTAAAGAAACCAAAAGAGGTGCTAGTTTTAAAAGAGCATTCATATTAATTCCTTATTAAGGTTTGTTCAAAACCGTAGGCCCAATATCGATACTTTTTTCCATCTTTAGTTTGAAAAAAATATCTGCAATCGCCTTTTTTAACTTGCCATTCCCAAACCTTTAACGGCCCTTTAACTACACCCTTTTCACAGTCTGATTCCATCCAAACGTCAACGTCAAATACAACCTTGGTAAACATATCTTGAGCAAGTTGGCAGGCCCAAACTCCTGGCCGTGAACCGCTTTCCGTTCCGCAATTAATCCAGGCCGGCAAAGTATGCTGAGGGTCGATGATGTCGAATGCCGCCTCTGAGTGCTTTCCGTGTTCCTTGTCTAAACCTTGCAGATAAACATAACAAAAATTCTTTTCACGCTCTAAATTGTTTTGCTGATAAAAGAATTGAACCTTTCTTTTGTCCACTATTTTTCTATCCCAAAGCCCCATATCGATTACTGTTTTTACATTGCCCCATGCGCTTTCTTTTTGAAGGAATTTTGCACAAGTTGCCAGCGTGAAAAGATCAAGATCGCCACGGGCCTCAACAGTAATATCATAGGCACCTGTCGGCTTGAACGGCACAACTGCCATGCCCTCGTAGGTCTTGCCGTCAACAGTGATAAGCATATCTCTACGATAAGCGGTATTTGGGTCATAGCTATATTTTGAATCGGGAAACAAAGAAGAGCAGCCTACGAGAAAAATCATCAAGAATAAAAATTTCATTGATTTATTTTCCCTTGTGTTAGATGCCTTAATCCCAGATTTAAACAGGCGCACGTCATTAGCGCATCATTTTTTAAATAGATTCCTAGGGCAAGAAGCCCTAGGTTAATCCAAATGGTTCTACTTTTTAAAAACCACATTATTCTTTAACTGGAAAAATTTCATCGGCAATTTTATCAACAACCGCAATAACAGCATCGTCAATTTTGTTAGGAGTTTGTGTTGCCATGAATTTTAGGGCCTCTCCAAGACCTTTATGCCACAAAAGTTTTCCGATTTGTTCATAGTCGATTTTTACTGCTGGTACTGTTTCTTGTTCGTTCATATTGACCTCCTATGGTCTCTTAAAAAAAGACATAACAAAAAATAATAACGATATTGCTATGATCAAATAAAAAATCTGCTCAAAGTTCGTTAACATTTTTTATCTGCCTCGGTTAATGGTCTTCTAATATCTAGGACTCTCGCCTTTGGATAGTACGCCAAAGAAACACAGTTTCCTTGATTGCCTCCTAAACATTTTATCATAGTGTCGGTTTCGCCTGCATAAAAAGCAACGTGACCTTGCCAAGAGCTTGGATTGCCTCTCCAAAAAATTACAATATCTCCAATCTGAGGAGAGTTTTTTACTGAAACACCATATTTTAAATATGATCTTGCGTTAAGCGCATTCGAAGAATTTAAACCTGACTCAATCAGACAACTACCAACAAAAGCGGCGCACCACGGAGTTTCGTCGGGAAATATTTTTTTTACAACTCTCTTGAAAAACCCTTCAATCTTTGGATTATTGATTTTTCCAGATATCTCTTTTTCTCCGAGGTATTCTTGAGCTATTTCATACCATTTTGGATAGTTCATTGATTTTGTCCTTTGCGAGTGGCCATATTTTTTTCATGTCGTCTATTTTTTCTTGAGTCATTGTCCCACTAACAAACATATCGTCCATTTTCCTACAGAAAATTTCAGGATTCCATTTTGTGCTTTCTGGTGGTTTTATTTCAGGAGTAGGCACCTCCGCAGCGGCTCTTAAATACTTTAGGCAAGTTCCAATTCCTATTCTTTGAGATACTGCACTAGAGTCAAAAACACCATCTGCGATATATCTGCCAACGTGAGGCGGCTTGCCATAATTGCTTGAACCGGCCCAAAGATAAGGGGAGTTTATGCCCTTGTTAAAATATCCCATTCCGTTATAAGACTCGCACATAAATAAAACATGCTCGATTGACCAATCATCTGTCTTCCAACGATTGCTCGCTGTAAGAGCATCTATTGCACCCTCGATAAAATCTTTAAATGGCCCACGGCCTGCAGGAACGTGAACAGACTTTATTGGTGTTCCGTGTTCGTCAAACAAAGGATCTCCGTTTCCAAGATACACATTAGGACGACAGGAAGCCTCCATTTCGTGAATCATAGCAATAACGTCCCATGGTATTTTTGTAATCTCTTGAAGTTTTAAATAATCTGATTTCATTACCTTCATTCGATCAACTACTTTTTTAACTTGTGAAATTTTATCCGCAGGAATAGAGCATTCTTCCCAAAGTTTTTTATAGTGTTCTCTGTCAAATTTAACCGTCATACTCTCTCCTACAGTTTTTTAATGATCAATGCAATAATTCCGCTCATTACCGTAGACAGTAAAACAGTTAACCGTCTTTCCGACTTAGAGCTTGTTTTGTCTATTATTTTTTTCTCACCTTTTTGCTGATTGATATATTCTAAGATCTCTTGAATGTTTGCGGACGATTCTTTTTGATATTCTCTTTGCTCCGCACGCATCTCTCGTATTTCGTTTTTTAGTTCAAAGTGACCTTCGCAGAACATAAGAATCCTTTACTGCTCTTAGCACCTCATCGGAGCTTGGCAAAATCTCGAGAATTTTTTCTTCCGAGCATTCGTCAATCTTAAAACCGTCAAGTTGATTGGGACGCATTTTTTTAAAATCAAAAACGTATCCTTTGTTTAAAACGGTGGCCTTATAAGACTGAGTTCCGTTCCTAAACGGCATGACGTGTTCTGCTCTCTTACATGATAAGATTGCAAGGATATGATTGTCAAAGGCCCCTGCGATATGAATAGGGCAAGAATCATTTGTTAAGGTCACGGGAGAGATTGAGATTGACGCTATAAATTGTCTTAAGGTTTGCTTATCTGTCCAGTCTTCAATATTTGGAGCTTTGACCGATATTGGTACAAACCCTTGATTTTTGTCGATTGTTTTTCCAACAATGACAACAGGAAAATGATTAGATATTTTTTCTACGACTTCGTTCCACCATTCCGCCGGAAATGTTTTTGACTTCCAGTGCTTTCCTGCGTGAATAAGAACCGACTCTGATAAAATTTGTCTTTGCTCTTTCGTTAGAAGCTCTTGATAGTCAGGAAGTTTTATTTGTTTTTCTTGAGGCGATAACTGAACCTTGTACGCTAAAATAGAGGAAAAATCTGTTGAGTTCATTAATGGATGAGACAAAAACCCATCATGAATACCTTCTCCATTTTCCGAACGGCCAAAGCAATTCATTTTAAAATAACTCGCTGCGTCTTGAACTTTTTCTTTGTTTGTCACCATTGGAATATTAAGATGCGCATAAAGCTCTTTGTGATCTGTTACTAAAATCAAGTTCTCGCCTGCAAACAGTTTTTCTTTAGCATATCTTGCCACTGGTTCGGCACAAACAAGGTCGCCAATTCCGCATCCATCCATTAATAAAGCAATGTTTTGCGGTCTTTTTTCCTGTCTAAGCTCTGCCTCAACGTCAATAGATGCACCCGCAATTGAGTTGTAATTAAGAAAAAATGACTCAAAGCGGCATTCTCCGCACTCTTTGTCTGCGCTCGGTAGGCGATTAAACTTATATGAAATTCGATGGATTTTTTTATCGGACAAGAATTTTTTAATATCAGTTTCTTTTTTTAAATCTAAAAAATCTTCCTTGTTTAACACCATAACATCAATGTTAAACTCTCCCTCGTTTATTCTTTTATCGTTGGCCAGCACTCCCAATTTGTGTGCAGGAACCACGTCAAAAATATTTGGAGCATGATCTGTTATTAGAAAATCACCATTAATCAAAAGAACTCTGTCGAACTCGTCGGAGTCAATATCGCCAAACGCAATATTTAGATCGTGTTCTTTGGCGTACTTTACAATGGTTTTATGAAATAAACTCTTGTCGTCCTTTAAAAGAATTACATTTTTCATCTTAAAAGAAAAACTCCTAGGCCGTTGCCGCCTGTTGATAACCTAGAGAATGATCCACCGATAACAGAGACGGGAGAAGATCTGTTTGTAACTGTTCCGTCACCAAGCTCGCCGTTTCCATTATATCCACAGGCCCACACCTCACCAGTGTTTGTTATCGCCCAAAATTGCAGATTTCCTGCAACCACATCAACAAATGTTTTTCCGGTAAGTCCAACAACAGACACAGGACTTGAATAGTTTGTGTTATTGTTTTGTCCTAATGCTCCGCTCGTTCCCTCACCCCATGCCCACAACACTCCGTTCGTGTCGATTGCATATCCTGTTCCATACTGCGTTTTGCATCCTGTTGCAATTGCAATGTAGGATTTTGCTGGTGTAACCTGTGACCATGTAGAGAAGTTACTGGCAGAACCAGAATTTATTCCGAGCTGTCCAATAGAGTTTGAACCAATAGTCCAAAGAGTTCCATCTTCTTTTAAAACCATTTGCCATTGATATCCAAAGCAAACGTCTTTGATTGGGCCTGCAAGAGAAACGCTTATCGGTGTTGATTTTGATACGTTGTTATTGCTTACATGTCCCAACTGATATGCTACTCCATAACCCCACACCCAAAGAGTTCCGTTCGTATCAATTGCAGCTCCATTGTAGCTTGATTGCTTGACAATTTTTTTAAAGGTCACGCCCACGTTGTAGACAGCAACCGGAGAAGATCTGTTTGTTGTAGAGTTGTCTCCAATCTGTCCGTAGTTATTTGATCCCCACCCCATCACAACGCCATCGTTTCTTAAACCTAAACTACTCTGTCCTCGTGCGCATATCTGCGTAAAGGTATGTCCACCAACAACAGATACAGGATTAGAAACATCTGTTCCGGATGAATTGTTTCCAAGCTGCCCAAGGTTGTTTTTTCCAGTGGCCCAACAAGTTCCATCTGCTTTTAGTAGCAAGCTATGAATGTATGCACTACCGTCATATTGTCCGTGACTTAAATCCACGAATGAGGTTCCGGTCAAAACTTGAACTGGTGTTGATCTCGAAGTTGTATCTCCAAGTCCAAGCTGTCCGTTTGAATTGTATCCCAATCCAAAACCCAAATAAGTTTTTTTCAGTAATCTCCAAAACGCAAAAGGTATTCCCATAAATCCCTCTATTTCATATTGTCTATGGCAGATGCGTAAATTGTACTACCTACATAAATAAAAGTGTAAACATTTGTTGCGCCCGCTGGACAAGAAGTGATTGCAGTTCCCCCTGCCCATTTTGCCGCAGGAAAAGTTAAAGAGTATGCTGTTGAGGCGTTGCAGGTAACAACCACATTTATTTGTTGGCCAGAAACTTGATTAGAAAATGTAAAAGTGATTCCTGCACTCGCAACAGACTTGGTAAAATATGTTCCAGTTGACCAATCTATATCTGTTGACGAAACCGCCGCAGGTGGCGAAATTTGATTTTGATTGTAAATAGTCTTCCATGTTTTTGTGGATGAACCCAAATCAATTGATGAGGTTGTTGCCGGCAATAAAGATGCGTTTATCGCAACGCTTGATAAATTATCAAGTGCCGCAGATGCACCAGAACCTTGAGCAATCCAGCTAAGGACGCCAGAACCATTTGTCGATAAAACATATCCGCTAGATCCATCAGCAGGTGGCAACTTATAATTTATACTTGCCGTTGCAGATGTACTTCCAGATATTGTTGTTGTCTGACTGTTTGAAACAAAATTTATCTGTGGAATTGTCGCCGCACCAACAGATAAGAGATCTCCGTCAACAATTGCCTGATAAAGAGATTTATTTAAACTGTCTGCGGTTATTTTTGTAAAGCGATCGGTGTTTGTTGCAAGAGCGAGAGCGGAGTAAAAGAGACAAGATAGTATTAAAATTTTTTTCATGTTTCAATCTCTGCTTTAAGAAGTATGGATAGGTCTAGCCTATCCATACCGTCAGAAATTTACAAGCATTTTACTGCAAGCATTGCGCTCTAAAAATATCGCCGGCAACTAATGGTGTGGCACCGCCAGTTGCAAGATCATTGATAAAGGTAATTCTTGTTTTTCCACTTTCAACAGAAACAGAGTAATCTTTTCCCTCTGCAATTGCAGATGCGCCGTCAAGAATTAAAACCAAACTTGATGCAACGCACTGAATGGCCATATCAACGTATTGAGCTGTAATGTCGCCTGCAATTAAAGTAATCGCTGCTTTATATGGTGTGCTTGCCGCTGGAATTGCCGCCCATGCTGCGGTTGTTCCATTAGATTTTAAATAGTATCCATCTGTCCCGATTGAAAGAGGACTATAGGTTGCATTGCCTGTTCCTAAAAGAATTTGGCCTGCAGCGGTGAAGTCACTCTTTTTAACCTGTGCGTCATTTGTTACGTTTCCAAGACCAACATCAGAACTAGAAACCGTTGACCAAACAGGAGCGGCCGAGTCTGTTCCGTCACCAGTTTGAGATAAAAATTGTTTGGTTGTAGTTGTATTTCCTGCAAGACGAGTTGCCGCACCAGATGCGCCGCCATAAATTAAATCGCCAGCAAGAGTCATTGGATTACTCATTTTTCCATTGAAAGTATCCCAATCTGTTGATGTCAAGCATCCTTTCGTGTCTGTGTCTGCACTCACGCAACTAAAAACACCTGTTCCAGAGTCATAGCTAAGGCCTGCAGCCGCACCAACACTCACAGCTCCACGAGCTAAAGTATTACTAAAGTACTTGTTGGTTGTTCCCTCTGTGAGTCCATCGGTAGTTTTACCGCTAAACAACGTGTTAAATGCGCTCGTAATGTATTTTGCACTAATTTCGGCACCAAACGCTTGAACCGAAAGAAGCATTAATGCAGCAACGATTAAATTCCTCATATTCCCTCCATGAGACTGTTTATTTTTCCCTATGTAAATTATAACCAGTTATCTGGTCAATGTTCCATAGATTTTTAACAATTAATGAAAAACCCGACAAAAACGCTATATTTTTAAAAGAGAATCTATGACGTTTAGTGCTTCGGGTATCTGAACGATTGTCATTAGGCCTGAGATCGTCACTCTAATCTCTACAGGCATTGGGTCGCCTTGCATTAAAAGAACAGTATCCGCAGGCAACAACGCCGTGTGAAATTTTCCTAGTGCGGCATCATCTACAACAACCTCGTCGTTTGTTAGCTTTTTAACGAGCTGATATCCATCTTGCTTTTGGAAAATAATTGATATTTCGGATGCAGCGGTAAGATCAAAGTATCCACCAGTTTTTTTGTCTATCAACTGGAAGTCTAATTTTTTATCTTCACCCTTATAAACTGTGGTTCTCATTCCGCATCCAACCTGCACCGTGGTGTTAACCTGTCCATTTATGTAGTCTGGTATTATGATATTTGTTAAGGCAATGACGATATCATCTAGTTGAATAATAATATCATTAATGGCCGTAACATCCTCTCCAAGCTCGGTTAACTGGCCAGCAAAAGTTGTTAAATATCCGGCAAGTGTTGATAGCTGACCAGAGAGGGTTGAAACGTCCGCAGCAAGCAACTCTTGAGTGTTTGCAATAGCAACAGCACTGGCATTAATACTTGTCACCGCATCGTCAATAATTGATGCAGATTCGCTTATCGTGGTTGCGCTTGAGTCAATAGATAGAGAGCTTGCTGCAAGTGAAGAGTTTAGTCCGCTTAGAGTTGTCAACAGGTCTGACAAATCTAAAAGCATTGCTTGCAGGTTTTCATGGTCAGCAACCAGATTTAAATGATCTTGATTTATATTTACATGATCTTGAGCAAGCAAGACCTCTGTCGCTGCGGTTTGAGTCGCTGTTCCCTGTAACGCCGTGGCGATATCTTGTAGCACCGCTGGCAGATCTCCCGATGCAATAGCAGTAGATGGAAGATCTACTGTGTTATTTTCCATGAATCCATTAGCTGATTCTGCTCTCACTCCAAAAAAATACTCTTGCCCCTTAACAAAATATTGCATTGCGGCATTATTGTAAACTCTGGCCTCGAGACCGTGCACCACTTGTGTAATGTTGGAAGCGTCGAACAAGGTCGTCGCATTTTGTGAAACATATACATTGTATCGTATAGGATTTAACGCCGTTCCGGACGCTGCCAACCAAGATAGTGAAAAAGATCCGTCACCGTTTGGAGTAACTGAATCTATTCCGGCAAAAATTGGTGCTGTGTTGTTAACGATCGCACCGTTTGGTAGTAGTTGATTAATAAGTCCTGCTATTAATTGAATCATGATTCCCTCAATGAGCAAAGGACATCCGTTCCCGCCGGTGTTGTCCAGTTATATCTTAATTTTGTGCCAACAGTATTTGTTACTGTTCCAAGAGCGTGCCAAGTAATTCCATCAGCACTATATTCAAACTCGCTTGCGTTGTCGGTTGTGTTCTTTTCAACAACTAGAGAACTGGCAAGATTGTATGCTCTAAAATAAAGTTTAGGTACAACAGAGTCGTAAACGTCAATCATTTGAAATACTGTTTTTGCAGGACTTTCGGAGTTCTTGGTTGAAAGCTCTGAATTAAATGCCCATTTATCTGAAAGCTCATTTAACTCTTCAACAATAATCATGGCGTCATGTATTTGAGCAGGTGTTGCAACCTGTGTCGTTGCAATATAAAAACCAACTCTGATTTGAGTATAGTTATCTAAAACATAAGACGAAAGATCGTCGAGAGTCGACACGTCAATCCATCCTCCGCTTGTGCTGTTAAAAATAGCATCGTCGATCGTTGCGGCGGTTCTAAAACTAAACTGTAGGGAGTCAGTGTAGTCGAAAAGTTTTTCAATATCTGTTATCGATATAAATTTTGCTTTATTTGTTTTAATTATTTTTGAGTAAATAAATGCGCTGTCAACTCTAAGATCGCTTAAAAGATCGAGGTACATTATTCCTCTTTGCCCCGTGGTTGCAGACACAACGAGGAGCCAGCCCTCTTCGATATCTGTGTTTATGATCGCAGTAAATCCAAAACCGATTGTTGGAAGATTTACGTTTTCAAGCCAGTTGGTTCTAATCTGTCCAAACACTAATTTGATTGCGCTGTTTAACCATTTTTTTGCGTAAAAAACGGATGTGTTTGATGTGTAAATTGCAAGGTCACACGCTGTTGAGTATCTTGCAAATGTTGGAGTGATGGCAGAATAGTCAACACCATTACCAATTGTGTTTACAGTTGTAAGTGATGGGAGAGTCGTAACACCGTTTTGAACATCTGACAGCTTATAAAGATACATATTTGAAGATGTGCAGAAAAATCCACACACCTGGCCAGATAGTGGGCCATTGGCAGGAATACAATAATTTTCAGAATTGTTTGTTAAAAGAGTTCCGACAACACCAGAAATCACTCCAGTTCTTCTATTTGCCCAATTGCTTGTCGTAATCCCAAAAGCTCTGGCAAAAACTGTTCCACTTGCAATTGATGTTGCGCTGATTGACGCACCGCCAGAAGTTGCAGAAAGTTCAAATGTGTTTGCCGTGACGTTCCTTGCAAAATAAACGGTTTGAACCAGTGCGGTTGTGGCAACAAACGGAGTTGGATTGTTTGAGATTATTACAACAGGGTCGTTGTTTTTAAACGAGTGGCCAGTCATATTAAAAGTTGGACTTCCAGAAGAAGTTGGGCCGGTTGTTGTAAACGTGCTTATTTGTGGTGTTTGATTTAAGTCGAACACACAAAAAAAGTGAGTTGCTACGGCATTAAAGTGAGTATAAAGAAGCTGGTTTGCGCTATCGAGAGGCCCGCCGTTTGCCAGCGTAAGATTGTTATCCACACCAACAAAAGAAGGGTCTTGCATGAAATAAACAGCCTTAGAGTCTGAGGATATTCCAAGCCCGATTGTTGGAAATGACACAGGTAAAAAGTCAGTCAGTGCTAAATTCCAAACAACAAATGCTCCACCGTTGATCGCAACCGAACCAGTTGTTGAAACTAAAACCTTCCATCCAGATGTGCCGTTATCAATAACTTTAAACTGCTTTAGCGTGTGCGTTGTTGCCGCACTGTTTGGTAAAACAATATTACAGCGACCAACATAAGTTGGTTTTGTCTGGCCTGTTAAGTCAAAATTATAGAGGAAAAGAGTAGCAACACCTGTTGACGGAGCTGTAATGCAAAATAGCCTTCCGTTTGGAGTTAAGAAACACATTGCCGGAGTAAGACCGCAATCAACAAATGTGTCAATCCATCCGGTTAATGGCGGCCCCAAAACTGTGTCACCATTAACTGTTTTTTGAAAAACTCGTCCTGTAATTGTTGTTTTAAGTTTATTGTATGAACCAACAACGTCTTTAATTAAATCAAATGTTAACGCTTTCATTATGGCACTCTCCTAAAAACATGTTCAACGTAATCCAAACTAATGGTCATTAACTCTTCGTTGTATATGACGTCGATTGTGTTTGCAAGATCGGTAGATACAACCTGAAGGCATCCGTATGCACAGACAACCCAATCAAACGGAGATATTTTTTGAGTTCTTCCGTCACTCACGATATATTCTTTTTCTTTTGTTAAATCTGCGTTTTTTGATTTATCCGGTGTCATAAATATTCCTTATTACTACGCCATCTTATTTATAACCGATGCGTAAATTGTTCCATTTATTTTAATAAAAGTATATGCGTTGTGCTTGTTGGCGAGAAGAGTGTTCGGAGTTACGTCTTCAGACCAAACCGCCGTTGGAAAAGTTATGGTTCTTTGTGTTGCATCTCCAATCAAAAAAACATTTATTTGTTGACCGTCAACAGCGTTTGCAAAAGTAAAAACAGAGTCTTCCGTGATTGATTTATAAAAATTTGTGGCAATCGACCAATCAATTTCGAGAGCAGCTATTTCAATATTATTTGAAACTTGAATGTCCGAGTAAATTCCTTTAAATGATTTTGCAACAGAGCCCAAATTAATTACTCCGTCATTCGCAGGCGTGACCGATACGCCAAGAGCAGATAAATAAACATCAACGTATGGTTTCCATTTGGTTGGTGATGTTGATGGCAGATTGTTTTGGTTATCGTCGGCAATTGAAATATAAAGAACTCCGCCTTCAGAGCAATAACTATTTATATAGTAGGTTGTGTCGGCATCATATTCTGAAACTCCGCTTTGAAAAATATAACCAATCTGTCTTCCCATGTGGTGAAACAGTCCGTTAAGATCCTGTATCGCTGGAGAGTTATTGCCGATAACACAGTCATAAAGTCCTGACTCAAAATTCCCAAGTGATTGAACCTCCGCAGCATTCGCAGCATAAGACGGAGAGCCGTTTTTTAAAGAACCGAACTTTCCCATTTGAGAAGAGAAGTTTGCGTTTATTCCAAAAATTTTATGATAAAGTCTTGTTAATTTTGCCATTTTAAAACCCTCTTATGGTAAACTTAAAGCATTTTCATAACGCAAAAAAGTCCAAGTTTCCTGATAGTCCTCATAAGTATTAAAACCCGAAACGGGTAAGTTTGTCACAGTATAACTCTGGAATCCAAAAATATTTGTCAGGTCTGGAAGATATATTACAGAGGAGTATGAGACTCCCATGGGCTTTGGCAATAGCTTTTGTCGAATTAATGCTTGGGCTAAATTTAAACTTGCAAAATTAGAATTAATGTAAAAGCTCATCTGCATATTTTGATGATCGAATGCCTGTAAAATATTGCTCGCCTGATTTACGATAAAGTTTTGAATATCATAGGTTGATGAACCTAAATTATTTAGAGAGATCTTTATTTTTAAAAGAGTCCTATAGTCCGTGTCATCGAGAGTCACGGCACCAGAAAAAGTCAAAACTCTTCTTTCTACTCCAATATATTTTCCGAGAATATCAAGCTGCTTTCCTATTGCGGTTTCTATGTTAAATGCCTCTTGTAATTGTTGAGGCAATAAGTCCATTATTACAGGAGTTACGAATGCGTCGATAGTTGAAATTGCTTTCGGCTTGTTTCTGTATTGCAGAATTAAAAGATCAATATAGTGCTGGACAATTTCACTTACAGTCATTTTAAACCACCGTGATGTCTATGTTGGCAGTTGATAGCGTAAATCTTTTATTTTTTGCAGTTGGCCCAACCAAATCAACCCATGTAGAGCCGTTGTTTGAAACTTGTGGAACGGTCACTAAGCAGTTGGCATCAATCGTTCTAACCAATGAAACAATATCGTTAATATTAATTGATTGATTTACTCCGAGAGATAACAAAGCAACAATCTGAGTTTTTATATATGATGAGTCTATCGGGTCAACGCCATTGATTGAGTGGCCAGAAAATTTTATAAATAAGTCTTCCGATGCAGTTCGATCAAATAAAATAGGAAACGGAGTTCCATCTGGTTGCGTAATTGATACGCTCACGGCACCTTTCATCCCGCATCCGGCGTTTCTCTTTGTGTAAATTGCGTAGGCAATATCCTCATCAATCCCACCCTCTACGATCACCCAAATTGAGTGAGAAGGTATTCCGTCACTGTCAACTGCTCCTGTAATATTTTCATAGATTTTTGCATAAGTTACGCCGGAAATATTTAAAAGCTCCGCAAGTAAAGATGCAAGATATCCCTGTGATGCCAAGCTGACAGACTGTTGGCGTCTTAGCTTTAGAGCTGTGTCGGTCTCTTCGTCGAGTCCAAGTGTTGTGATTGGAGTTGGATTGTTTACAGAGGTTACTCCCAAAACAATACTTACAGGCACGTTGATTGTATTTGGCACGGCCTGAACTGCACCGTTATTTTTTGCTCTAAACGCCATCACATAAGTTCCGCCTTCAATAACTGCGGTTGTCTCTGTTAGTATCCATTGATTTCCTTGAGAGTCTGATATTGTGTAACCAGTTCCATCTGGATTTTCGATATCTCCGTCAAGACCTTGGAGAGTTAAAGCTCTGTCTGTTACTACTGTGATGTTAGTGATTGTATAGGTTCCACCTAAACGCTGTATTCCGTTGATAGCAACACGCTGATCTAGCACCGCACCAATTGCGTTGTCGGGGTCAAACGTATTGTAAATTTGGACTAAAAGATCTTCGAGATCTGTTATTGATTGCACAAGAATATTTATCATCTGGCCATCTGGTGTATCAGAATCGACGTTGATGTCGTCACCGTATGCCAATTTTAATTTAGCAACAATCTCCGCAATTAGCTCATCTCTTGTTTTAACTGTAATACCATTAGAATTAATAATGTTTGGCATATTTTTATCCTAAATTTGCGGTTCCGTTTACTGTGTTGCTCCATGCGCTTGTTACGCTATATTGTATCAGTAGCGAGCGGTTGGCATCAAGCTCAAAACTTAGTTCATTTAACTCATTGACTCCTGTGGTTTGTAAAATAACTCCACTTACGGCAAGTCTTAGGCCAACAATGTTTTTACTACCTAAAAAGTTAAACCAATCAATGCCTGCGGCCAAATCAAAAAAACAATCATTTAAAAAACTCATTATTCTTGTTTGAATATTTTGAGCAAGAGCGTCATTCTCTGCAAGATAGTCCTGTTTCCCCTTGCCGAAATTCCAATCATGGTTTGAATCTATAGATCTTGTGATCATTTTTTACTCCATTAATTGCCCAAGCTGCGTTTTAAAGGCATTAACTTGAGCTACTTGAGCAGGCGATAGGGCAACTGGTGAACCCGGGACGGCGTTTGTCGACGTAAATGCCGCTAATATTCCCAGCACCCCATCGAGAATAGTAAATAGATTTTGTGTTTGATTGACAATCTTTACTTTTTCACCGAGCGAAATTTTTGTTTTATCGTTAACAAGTTCTACTTTTTCAGTCGAGTATTCTTTTAAAGAATTGGCAAGCGACCTTACTCCTACGATTGCAATCGCATCCGAAAATGAGTGCATACGATCAGAATTTAAAACAGACTTTGAGCCTCCCGTGAACCAGTTATCGATATCTCTGTCGTTAAATAAAACCAAGCAAGAGTCTCCTGTCTTTATTGGAAAGCGTAAAGAGCCTTTGCCGCCTCCCAAAACAATTACAGGACACTCTGCCAAAACAGGATACTCTTTTTTGTTAGAGGTCATATTTTCGTCGTTTACGCTCAATCTGCTATAGTCGATAGATATTTTTGCCGTTTGATTCGTTGCGTCGAAAGACTCTATTTTTCCAATCGCATGACAATGAAGGCTAGAGAAAATATCTTTTTTTAAAAGCTCAAGGACAATCTGTAGTGACGGGTTAGAAGGTATTTTATTCATGATAACTTGTCCGCAAACCGCATCCGAGATCATTCCTTTGTGCTGTATCGATATTACTTTATATTGTCCATTGAAGAGTTTTTCAGTCGATGACTCAAGCTCTAGGTATTGGCACATTTTTATTCTTGGTTCAAAAATCATATCGAAAGTAAACATTGTTTCCTCTCGTTGAGGAGAGCCGAGAAGTCCTGCATCTGAATTAATTAGATTTACAACACCCTGAACGCACTCTCCGTCTTTGAGAGCGTAGGCGGTCTCGCTATCAATAAAAAAGCCTCCGGATGTGAGTTCCTTTAAAAGATCTGCGGTGTTTCCAGAGATTGCATTTGCTCTTGGGATTGTTCCCTCGTATTTTCCAATCACCTTGCTGTTTATCTTGGGAAGATCGCTCATTAAGCTGTCAATAAGAGTCTGCTTTGTCATTCCCTTGTCGATCGTCTTGCTTGTCCATCCGTTCATGATGGCATACTGTCCATCATATATTTCAATGTTGGTGATGTAATTTGTACCAACTCTTTGCGAATAACATCTCGTTACGTTTCCCTTAAAGATCGTTGGCAGATCTGTCCCGTATCCTGCTCGAAGCTCGCAAGATCTGTAGATATTCGTGTTGTACTGATCTTTATAAATTCTATTGCGTGTCGATTCCTTAAGATTAAATACTCTTATGTTTGCGGTGCAGATTGATGATAGTGGATTTCGTGTGACGTCAAACTCTATCGATATCGGCAAAGATATCTCAACGGTTCCTCCGTAGATGTCCTCGACATATAAATAGTATTTACGCTGAAACTTGGCCACTGATCACCTTCGCATAGTCTGCGACCTCTTCTCTTGTTAGGACGTACATTTTTGCACGGCCAGAGAAAAAATCTTGTTGAAGTAAGGGTTCTTGCCCTCCATCTACGATGCAAGCAAGACCAAATGGCAAAATATTTCTCCATTGATAGAGAAAATTTCCGCTTGTTGTTACTCTGATATTGTTGATTGTTTTGTCATTGTGCGTCAAAGATATAAACCAGCCGGTTTGCTGTGCCTTGTATTGAATAACGAGGTCAAACTCGGTTCCGTCCGGCATTACGATTTTCATTTTCTGATCGTTCTCGTTACCAATAGCAGTAATCTGTCTCATAGAGATATGCTCCCTTTATTTACTTGAGAGCCTTTAATTTTATCGCTCGTTTCTTTTTCGGTTACTAAAACTTGTGCTAGTCTTATTTTTTTAAATGTTATTTCAATATCGGAGCTGTTTTTATCTCCCTCGTTTTGTGTAAACCTCATTGACTGAATTGCCATGTTTGAGAACATTGCATAGGGTGTTTGGACGTAAAACAATTGGCGATTTAGATAGTGATAGTAAAATTCGTTAAATGCTTTTTGCTGCTTTGTCCCGCTGTCAAAACCAGATAGCTTTGCGAGTGCCTGCTTTGCTTTGTCTGCAATTCTATAAAGCTGCTCTGCGGTGTTGTATGCTCTTAGCGCAGAACTTGTCAGGCCAGGAACATAACCTCCGAGCATTGCCAAGCGATCGACGACCGCCTTCACTGGCAATAATAAGTCTGGTGTTACGTTGTTTAACTCTCCAATAAATCCCGATATCGTAATTGTTTCTGGACGCAGCGCAATATGATCTTGCAACGCTGTATTGTCCTCGATGTAGTGATCGGTGATGTCGCTTGATATACTTACCGACTCTTCTCCGACAATATGAAATAAAAATCCTCTCTGATCTTTTGATTGATAGGATGGAATAATCCCAAGCTGCTTATCTGGTGATACTAAAATCAAGTCGCTAAGAACGCTTGTTGTGCCTAATACTCCTGCGTATAAAGAACCTAGATTCATTTTCCGGCCCTCCCTGTCGCAAGGTTAAATGCGCTACCGATCTCTCGTTTCGTGCTGTCGCTTAGAGCGTTGGTCATATCTTTGGCGTCAAAATTAAATATCTGCGTTGTTGTGCTCGTGTTGTTGCTTGTGCTACCTACTCCGGCGTTGTGCGTCATGATTGGTCTAGGATTATTCATGATAGCATTCGCCTGCAATTGCGCCTCTGTTTCTCTGATCGTCGGCATTCCAATTGCGGTCATGCCGGTATCCCATGCCGTGATAAGAGCTTCTTTTACTGGAGATTCTGTTTTTTTGTTTTTCCCTGTAGGGTCAACCAAGTCGGCAACGATTCCCTCTTTGCCTTCTCTGTATTTTTGAATTTCAGAGAGCAGCAAAACGAGTCCTGCCACTGTTGTGGCCACCGGTGCAAATGTTGCGGCCAGTATTGTTCCAAACGCAAGCAAACCGCCTTTAACAACGTCAAACTCGTTGGCCATTTTCGAAATCCAAGAGAAAAGATCTCTTAGAATTTTTGTCGTGTTTCCTAGAGAACCAATGAACTGACTTCCAAACTGTCCAACCCCAAGAGTGCCGATTCTGTTTAGATTAAACCAAAAGTTATACCATTCGGTATTGATGTCTTTTAGTTTGTCTCTCTCTTTGTTGTAAATTAAAAGCCTGTCATCTATTTTATCTCGCTCTCTATTTATATTCCTGAGAGCTTGAAACATGTTGGCATTTATCCCAAGGCCTGCGGTTAATTCTAACCCTAACTTGGGACTGACTTGCTTCACTTTTGCTTCAAGCTGATCAAGTATCTGGAAAGCATCTTTCCCCTCGGTGTCGATTCCTAAAAGCGCAAACCCTCTCGGCATACCTCCACCGAGTTCCATTTGTGCCATAGCTCTTTGAATAGCTTCAATCGTTCCTTGAACCTCTTCCTCTGCTCCGTATTGTCCGGCCATGTATTGCCATTTTTGCAATTCAATTGAAGATAGTCCGGTTGCTTTTGCGAATTTAAAAAGCTCCATGCCTGTCTTGGATGCGCTGGCCGTCATTCTTTCCATTCCGTAAAGCGCACCTGCAATCATTGCTTTAGCTTGAAATGAAGAACCAACAACGTCTTTAAATCCCTCACTGACAGACTTAAGGCCTTTGCTGACTCCCTCGACACCGCTTAAACCAAGTTTTACGAATAATTCTGCTACGTTCATTTTAATAACTCTCTGTATGCTGATTCGTAATCAGACAAAAACTTTTCGTAATATAGAGCTTGTAAAACTGTTCTTGCGTCCATTTGTTCAACCTCTTTAAGCGTACCGTAACCAGCTTTTACAAGGCGAAAATAGATCGTCAGATCGGATTCTATGGCCTTTATGCTTACGGTTTTTTCATCCCTTTTGAAATAGCCTGATACTGAACATAAAGGCCCTTCAAAAAAGGGATTAGATTCTCTTTCGCTACTTCGAGAAGCACAGAAGTGTAGTCACCTCTTGCCTCCTCTGACTCGAAAGTATCGGAGTCGATTTTTAAACCGTTATAGGTGCATCGTTTGACGCACACCATAACGGCATTAGTAATCTCGTCAGAACATATTAAAGAGCAGCCGATATCTTTAATGAAATTTGCGTCAAAGACGTCCATCTCTGGACTTACCTTGATAGATTTTAATTCTTTGGCCGCTGCCTTGTATAGCGCATTGGCATCTGCAAAAGGTGCAAGATTAATCTCTAATTTTGCGCCGCTCGGAAGCTCTTTTTTTATCATTTTATCACCTATTCAATTACTCTAGGAGAGTTTGCAAACTTGATAGTGTAAACACTGATAGATTGCTCAACTGCACCCTCTACGTTCGATTTCGCCTCTACTTCTTTGGAAAAAATACCGCCACTCATAATATATGTGTCTGATATGATTTTTCCAGTTCCGTCACCGATTTTTTTAATAAACTCTCCTGTGACTAAAACAAATCCAGCAAAATTGTTTTTCATTGTCGCCAACAGATTTGATAAAAACTTATCATCTGAAGAACCTTTAATCACTCTTATGGCAACCTCTGACTGTCTACCACTCTCGTTGATAGAGTAGATAGAGTTTCCGTTTTTTCCTGTTTTGATACCGGCAAGCTCATTTGGAAATGTAAGGGTTACCGTGTCGCCCTCTCCAAGATCTGCCAAAATTCTATTGTTGATTTTTATTGTATCGCTACCAGACATTGCTACTACTGACATAAAAAACTCCTTATGCGTTAATAAACACGATTACGCTTGAGCTATGAACCGCACCAGCTTGCTTTGCGGCAATCTGAATTAGAGGAGCTTTGCGATCAGCTCTATCCGCTGCGGACTGAAGATTTACAGGTAATGAATAGATGTAATATCCACGTTCATTGATATTTCGATGGAAGTCCTCAAGATTTCCGAAAGTATCAGGAGAGTTCCAAGAACCTGCGGCAAGATATTGGTTTGTAATTCCTTGCTCAAGTACTGCTCTGTACGCTCCCTTAAGACCGCTTACGCCATTTTCACTTTGTGGAATTTTGGTGCTTGATTGTGCCAAATAATTAAATCCTGCAACTTCGAGCGCACCAACAAGCCAACATTCATTGTAAACGTCATCAAAAAATCTATTTGCACCCGTTGAAAATACCTTTGGAGTTCCTTGGAAACTAGAGTATGTGTCGACACCCTCTGTTTTACATTTTTCAAACACTGTTTGATCCATGGAGTCGTCGCCCGTAATCCCGAGCAAATCTTTCATGTGCATTGTTTGAGTTGTATTTGAACCAGAAAAATTTGTTGATAGCGCACGAGAGGCGTATGCAGCGGCAAAAAGAACGCTTGCCTCGTCGGTTGTTGCATCTTTTAGTCTTAGTAAGATTCTTGTTTTTGTGTAGCTTGCTGATCTTATGATGCTTGCGATTCCGGTTGTCGGAGCAACGTCACTTGCAAGTCGTTTGGCCATAAACTGAATTTTGTTTAAAGGTTGAACAACCGCAGCGGCATTTTCAATCTCTGCATCTGTGATTTCGTTATCTGTAATAATACCAAAATATTGAACAAGGTCTTTTGTTCTCACGATTGCATCTTCAATTGTTTCAAGAGAAGGTGTTTGCAAAAGTGGAATTACTACTAGGTAACCGCCACCTTGTAGAATATTTGGAGATTGAGAAAAAACTTTACTTGCAATTTTTCCGGTCATTGAGCCGCTTGCAAAATCGGCCGCAACCTCTGTCGCAGATAGATAAATCTTAAATCCGTCCGCAAAAGCTGAAAGTGGAACTTCGCTTGTGAATAATGCCAGATTAGAGGTATTATATTGGCCAATCCCTCTTTGTGCGGTACTTACGCTAATGTTGATGATATTCGCTAAACTAAGTTGACTCATATAAATCCTCCATTCTGAACTTATCGTAATAGTCTATATTCATTTTCGTTTTAACCTTAACAAATTGTACAGCAAAAACTGTTTGAAATCTATACGGGATGGCTGCTCCGTCAAGTCCCGAAATGTCATTCATTGAACTCGGAACACTTGCAATCATAAAACCCTTGGCAATTTGTGTCTCTTTACAGATTGTGGAGTTCATTGCTTGAATGATCTCTTCTTTCCTGTTTACTACGTCAAAGGTTCTTCCCATGATGTCGATTGATACTTGACCATACATGTTGGTTGCTATTTGTTCGGCCATAACTTCGCCTGTTGCTGGTGGAGTTGCCGGAACCATTACCTGCCTTGTTGAACTTCCCATTCCTCTCAAGCTCATAAATCCTATGGCAATAGAAAATGTAGAGTCTGTAGGCAGATTTATTTTCTCATCCTTAAGCCAAACCTTTCCGTTTGGTAGCTCCATTTAGTCTTGAATTATTTTAGCAATATCGTGTAGTATCATACAAAAAACTTGCCTTTTATTGCGCTTATTGTTATTAAATCGTCATGGACAAAACGGCTATTGAAAGATTCAATAATAAAATACACAAAACTGATACTTGTTGGAATTGGACAGCCTCTTTGGATGGAAAAGGTTATGGCCAATTTGTTTCCAATAAAATTCACTACAGAGCACACAGATTTTCTTATGAGTTGGCAAAGGGCAAGATACCGACCGGACTGGTGATTGATCATCTTTGCCGAAACAGAAAATGCGTAAACCCAGAACATCTTGAGGCGGTCACCTTCAGAGAAAATATTATGCGAGGAGAAGGGCCCTGTGCTGACAACAATAGAAAAACTCTTTGCAAAAGAGGCCACCAGCTCTCTAGAGGAATCAAGGGCAGATATTGCAAAGAATGCGCAAAAATTTTTCAACAAAAACTTAGAGACAAAAGAAAAGCAGAGTCTCAACCTAAAATAAAAATTATTAAAACACACTGTAAAAACGGTCACGAGTTCAACGAACAAAATACTTGGAGAAGCAAGGACGGTATGCAGCATGCTTGCCGAGAGTGCGATAGAATTAGAAAAGCAAAAAAAAGGCACAATCCCCTCCCTACGGTGTAAAATCACGAACGCAATCAAAAGAGTAGTAACCGTACTCCGGAAACTCCCATCTGTTCATTATTCGATAACGAGTGCCGTTAAAAACAACCACTGTGTCCACGTCAAAATTGTCCGGAAACTTGACGTGCAATGTTTCCCAATTCCAAGCTCTTTGACCTTCGGGCTTTACGGCAAGCTGCTTGGACGAGAATGGTTGACGCACCGCCTTAATCACTCTAGTGACCGATGTTTCCACGAGTTGAAAGTTAACAACTGTTTTACAAATAACGCACACGGTCATATTCTGAAACCAGTTATCCAACGCCTCTGCCATGTTCGGAACTGACAATGATGCTTGTGAAAGTGGTCTTGTTGCAGCATTAAATATTTTCATTTTTCTACAACCTCGTAACTAATAGAGTCTCTTAATTGTCCCGTATCTACAAGGATATCACCAGCGGTTTTTTTATCTTTACCCTCAACCAAAACTCTTTTTATGTACTTTTTAGTTGGCTCCCATTTTCCATAGCCGCCATTAGTAAACGCTTCCTGCACAATTGACTGGCCTGCAGCACCTAGTTTGTCGACTAATTCGGTAATGTTTAGAATTTTTTGTTTTTTAAAGTTGTCGATGGCCTTTTGAACATTTTCCTCTAATGGAACTCGCAAAAAAGATCTTTGTGGAATGTTGTTTTGTGGGGATCCAAATTCGTGGATAGCTCCTATTTGTGCGTTTGTTTTTTTGGTATCAGATCTCGCAGATGCCTTTCCAATAATTCCAACCTTTGCAAATGGCATTGGTTTTGAAAAAAGCCTAATAAGTGATTTTAAAATTTTGTCAGTTACTTTTTCGCTTTCACTCAAGATAGCGTTCCCCCTCTAACAATTGCCATATTGCCGTACATATATGGAAGAATTAGAGACAGATATTTGGCACCGTAAGACGTTTTGGCGATCATTGCCATGGCTGGATTTTTCATGACGTCATCTGGAATAGAAAAACTTTGAGAAACGGAACCAACGCTTTTGGAATTTTCAAGCCAAGAAAACCCTCCGGCAATACCCTGAGAAGAGTTTTTAAGATTGGTTACCAAACAATGCGCTGCGGCATATCCGTACGCCAATTGGTATGCTGCTTGATTTTGGAATAGCGAAGAGTTAACAATCAAGCCTGCTTCCGAAATTGCAACCTGAATATCTCCATCCATCACAGAATCATTTGTTGGCCCATAAGGAAAATCTCTTGCGAATTGAGTCTTGAATTGCGTAATGGTTGGCGGCAAGAACTGGCCAGGAATTATTGGCGGAACTGGTGGAACTTCGTAGTTATATGGAATGCCGATTCGAATAATCGTTCCAAACGGGTCATCCGGTGGACTTGGTAAAATTATTTGTCCTTCAAGACGCAATCCCGCCCAAGTTAATTTGTTACCTATAACTCTAAAATCAACGCCGTAAACTTGCGGAGAACCTGAGTTGGTATCAAGAGTAACAAACTGCGGAAAATCAGTCGTTCTCGGCAACGGTATCTCTTTGTTGTCGATCATTGACTGAGTAAGTGTTGGATAAAAAACTTCGAAGTTCAAACGAACCTCACTTTTGCTTTGAAGACCGCTTACTTTCCTTGATCTCTTCTTTAATTACTTCAAAATCGTTCGGGAATGATGCGATAAGAATCTTAGCCTCTTCCACTGAAATATCTTTTTCAGAAGAAGGAGGGATTTCTCCCTCCTTACAAATGAATATTCTTTGACCAATATTCTTTATCTTCATTCTTAGACCGTATGTGTAAAGTAGATCATCTCTTTAGGACGATATGCTTTAACACCAGTAAACTGACCGTATCCTACGTTTTGGAAAGAGAAGTTGTCAGTACTGTTTGCAAGGGTGTTTGTATAGTTAACTGGAATATCCATACGAACGCTGTCCTCATCATAGTTAAGCATTGCATAAATATTCTTTGTCCCTTCAATTGCTTTATTTGCATAAGCGATTGGAAGAATTTTGAAGTTTTTATTCATGGTTAACATTTGGAACATCTCTTCAAGAGCTTGCAATTTTGTTTTGATTGGGAATGCAGGATCGTAAGGAGAAGCAAGACCGTTATAGTCAACTTCTGGCATAACAAAGTGAGTTGGCTTTGCGGTATAAGAAGAGTTTAGTCTGTATGCTTGGTAAATGTTTGTGCATAGAGCTGCAAACTCCGCAGATGTGTGGTCTTTGATAAATTTTGTGATTACGCTTGTGTTCGCTGTAACATCACCTTGAGTCAAAAGACCCATTACGTTTGTTGCGTCATCTTTCAAACCTAAGAACGCAAGACGTTGAAGACCTAAGTCCCAATTTTTCTTTCTTGATTTTTCTTTAGAAACAACTAAATCCCAATTACCGCTTTTGCTTGCAAGTTGAAGATCAAAAAGTGACCAACCAATTGACTTGGCCCAATTAACAACTTTTACGTTGATTGCGTCAATTTGTGCATCTGCGCTTGCCATTCTTGAGTTGTTTGAACCTGTGTTCATCACACCTGTTGCAAAATCATCACCAAGATTGAAAGAGCGGAAAGTTGTAAGTTGAGCAGACCATGCACCTTCTCCAACTTTTACTGGAACGTAATCAGCGAAAGGAACTTCAAAAAACTTTTGCTCAACAACTGATTTCATAATGGTTGTAAGAGTTGTTACATCAACTTCATAACCAGCATTTTTTACAAGTTGTTCTACGTTTTTTGCGCTCTGTTTTTCAAGAGAGTTTAAAACTACTGGATTCCCTTTGATATCTAAAATTTCGTTTCTCATTTTTTACTCCTATAATTAAGCTGCAGGCCGTTTAGGTTCAACAATAAATACTCTTATGATGTCGTCTGTAGCGGCTTTGTCTAACGCCCAACCAGAGATACATTTTGTAACTCCTGTTGCGTTCATTACTTTGCCTGTTGCAGCAACGAACATAACGTCACCACGAACAGAGATTGCCTCGCCTGCTTGCATGTTCATGCAATTGCCGGCCATAGAAATCTCAACCATTTGACCTGAAACATAGCTTGTATTTTTTAAAGAGTAGTTTACATATCCGTGAACTAGGTCTGTGTCGTCAGCGGCAACCACTTCTGGAACTCCGCCTGCAACGTCAACAAACTTCACTGCTTGACCTGCGCTCAAAGCACCAGCGGCACGGCATTGAATTGTGTTGTTGTTAAATCTAAGGTCTAACTGACCCTTTTCTTTACCAATCTCGAACTGATTTACTAATTGTGTCATGATCTAACCCCTTATTTGTTAGAGCCGTAGAGCTTTGCGCCTCGGGCAATTTTGTTAATGGTTGTGTCGATGATTCGAACTTCGGAAACATTATTAATTGCATTTTTAATTGCATTTAATTTTTCTTTGTCTTCTTCTTTTTTAGGTTCTTCGTTCTTTGGTTCTTCTTCTTTCTTTTCTGCTTTTTCTTCAGCATTTTTCTTTTGTGATAGATAGCAATTTTTAAGGTCTTTCAAAGAAACTTCTTCGTTTCCAACCTTAATCATTTTTTTATCTTCTTCCTCTTCTTCATTCTTTGGTTCTTCTTCTTTCTTCGGCTCTTCGTTTTTAGGTTCCTCTTTTTTAGGTTCCTCATTCTTCGGCTCTTTCTCTTCTTTTTCTTCGGCCATGTTGATTAGGTCTTCGACCGTCTTCTCTTCGCCATTCTTTAAAATGACAACAGTTTTTGCGATCTCTTCGCTGTTATCAACCTTAGCTCGTTTAAAAAAGTTAAATTTCATTATTTTGCTCTCCTGTTTAGAGTTCTGTAAAACCTTAAGTTCGTTCTCTTTTCGTAAATTGTATTCTTTAAATTGTTCGGGCGTCAAGATTATTGATTCCTCATATCTTGGTTTTTCCACAATCGCTAAATGATTGTACTCCCCATCAACCACCTCGGACGTATAATCTACGTTGTGCCATTTTCCTGCAGGCCCAGAGTTTTTGACCATATATGAGTTGGAAAGTTTGTATCCTTTCATGATTGCTTCGTGACCCGCATCGGATACAACGACAAATTTTACCCAACATTTTCCGTCAGGTTTATTAAAAAAGGACTCAACAACATATCCATCTGCTTCATTTTGAATATTGTCTAGGTTAACTTCTCGGTGTCCAACGTAAACCGGACGGCCTGAAAAGCTAGGATTCATTTTTTTGATAGTCTCTTCGTTTATAAATAGTCTGGTTGCCTCACCCTCTTGTTGGTCGTATTCCGCAACCCCTGCCTCAAAATGCATTCCGTAATATATTTTTGGAATTTGCTTGGCCATATTTACACCGCCCTATTTTACCTTTGGAAGCTTGTCAAGAAAATCTCTTGCCGCTTTTTCAGCAGAAGACTCGTCAGGATAAATTGTTTTACTTAGCTTTATTATTGTTGGCCCGTCTATGCCCTCTCCTTTAACAGTGAAATTAAATCCGTCCCCCTCTGGCCTTTTGAAAATCCTATATGATCTGCTCTTGTAATAGGACTCCACAGAGTTCTCAATCAATTCAAGGCCGCCAAAATATCTCTTGCTTGATAAGTTCATTTTTGTCTCCTATTTATTAGAAAATCTTTCCTTGATTTTTTTAATTGCATCCTCAATAGAAGAGGCGTCTTTAACCAGCATTGCATCTTTGTTTCCGGCATCTATTTTGCCATTTTCTTTTTTATAAAAATAAACCATAGCTACCTCAAATTGTCTCTTATGTATGACTCTGCCTCTGGAATACTTTTAAATGTCCTTGGTGTTACGATGTGAAACTTTTCGTTTCCGTATGGCCCTTTCCAGTTTTTAGATCGTGCATAAATGTAATATAGACCATTTTCAAGAACTATTTTATAATTCATCTCTTTTGGGCCGTATCCATTTTCAACACTATTTTTCTCGATTTTTTCTAACTTTTCGTAATACTTTGGGTCTTCCTCAATATGAACTTTGGCAATCTCGCTTGCAATTCTCTTGATCATCTCTTCGGTTGGTTCCTTGCCTGCTTCTTTGAGCATTTTTACAATTAGCTCTCTATGCTCCATCTCTACTTCTATACCTTTGTCCATCTCTGAAATTTCGTTATTCATTCTAAGCTTTGCTCTAAAGTCACGAGCTTTGTTTTTAGCTTCGCTTTCGCTTGAGCAGATAACCTCTGAATTGATTCCAAACTTTGAAGCATTTGGGTGATCACAGTAAACAATGTACTTGTCGTCCATCTGCATTACGCTAACAAATCCTGACTTGAGCTCTATTGGTTTTACTGAAATGTTTGAATATTGTTTCATGATTACTCCTATTTTAGGATAGCTTTAAAATTTGTTGATTGTCTAGGATTCTTGCCAAAGAGGAATTGCAACGCATCGACAGTTAAAGTCTTGCCCGGGATGCACTGGCCTGCCATCAACGATTGGTGGATGAGACCAGTCAAATATCTTTCCATCAAGTGCTGCGTGTGATGGCCTCACGTCACCTTTATCGTTTCCTACTGGCAAGTTTCTAGTCTTCCACTTATATTTATTAATCCCTGCACCCGTGTATTTTTGAACTTTTATTTCGGCCAAAAGAAGATGAGTTTCTTGCTTGGCCAAAAACTTAGCGTGCTTTACCGATGTGCTAAAATCCTTAGCAATTTTGTCAACGATTTCCTCGTATCTTAGCCCATCATCCGTCATTTTTTTGACGTATTCTCTGAGTCTAACGATTTTTTTATCTCCCCAATTCCTTATGTTGAGCTGCATATTTTCTGAATACTTTTTTCGTAGCTCTTCTTTTTGCTGCTCGTTGAGCTGAATTTTAACGGTAGGTATTTTTTTAACGGTTTCGTCAATCTTAAGATCAATCAACCCTATGTTGTCTTTTATTGCCTTGCTATCAACAAACTGTTCCGCTGCTTTGATCGGATCAGAGCTTGAGATTGACTTTATAAGATTGTCAATTTTGACAGCGTTACTTGAGTCAGCTTGGGCAATAGCATTTAAAATATTTACTGGAAGAGCTTCAATTGGAATATCCCATGTGTTTTTTTTCTTGTTCCAAGTAGCTCCAAGATCTCTTAATATTTTTGAGGTTCTGGAATTGAATGTTCCGCCAAATCCTGTTTTTGCATACCATACTCGACCAACAGAGAGAGCGTATTCAAGCTCGTTTCCTGCGTTGGTTACTTTGATAGTCTTGATTAAAAACTGACTATAAAATAGCTTCATTGCCTTAATTATTTCGGCCTGAAGTTTCTCATAGTCCTTCGGAGCTGGCCCCACCGATTTCAGTTCTTTCATTTATTGAGTCCTCGGATACGTCAACTTTTACTGGTAAAAGGTTCTCTTTATTGATTGCTTCTTTGACCTCTAATGCGGTGCATAACTGCTTATCGAGAGCAGTTATTAGTCTGTTAAGTCTTGATGTTTTTACAATCTCCTCTTGCTCGGATGAGAGTATGCGAAGAGGCTTGAATTCGATATCGATATCGGTTGCCTCGATTCCAAAGAGCTTGATGGAATATAGCTTTAAGACTTCTTTGATTACTTTTTTAGCTTTAAACCTTACGCTAGACTCAACCATGGCGTTGTAAACTTCGATATCGTCCTCTCCAGAGTTAAACCCTGCACTTGATATTCCAAAAAGTTTTGTCATGGGCATTCTCATATCTGCGGCAATTTGGATTCTAACTTCTCGCATGACCTCGCTTAATCCGGCAAAGGTTAGCTGCTTATTTTCGTGACTGTCTTCGACGTCCATAGTGACGGCGTTTTGATAGTTTTTCTGAGTATTGACAAGCTGCACCATTTTTTGAATTTTCCTTATCCCGTCTGGTGAAAGCAATGCCTGATTAAAGCCTTTGATTTTAAAATAATCTACTTTGAACTCGTCCAAAACCTCGTAGGTTAGGTTTTTTGCCTTAAGATGTTGATTGATGGATTGAACTAGGGATTCGACAACTGAAAGCCCCCAGCCCCTTAGTCGTGGTCTTACGAATGAAGGCGGGACAATTCCCTTTGTTACGACAACTCTTGAGTTGTGCAGTTTTTGTCCGTAGTAATCAAACACAAAGTCTTTTTTTGCTTCCAATGTGAGTTTAGAATTTTCGTCATCAATATTTTGTAGAGAGTAGAACAGCTCCCACAAATCAACCGCTCTGAGTTCAAGATCTTCAAGATTGCTTTTATCGAGCGGCTTGTCGTGATCTTGATTGGTCATGAATATGATACCGCCGCCGCCAAAAAGTCGATTCCACTTAAATGCCTGTGCTATCTCTTCGTTGACACCGAGGGACTCGGTTTCAAGTTTTAGTTGCTCGATCTCATCTGCGGAGAGTTGTTTTGATTTTATTTCATATCCGCCACGAAATGCGTCATCAACCGGAACGTCAATTAGTGCCTGAATTAGACCGTGTTCACAGTACATTTGAGACAGCACTTGTCTATAGTTTGAAAGAAGGTTCCATCGATTATTATTAAATAAAGGATCTGTTTTAGATAGTGGCGTTGCGTTCGGGTTTAGGGCACCAAAGCCCGATACTATATTTTCAAAGCTGTTGTCAACGGTTTCAATCTTCTTTTTTGAATTTTGAACCTTGATTGTTTTTTTGGCCATACGGAACTCCTAAACAAAATTTGTGCGTTTTTATTGCGTTTTTTACATCGAGTCTAAAATTGAAATTTCGGCAAAACTTACGTTGAGAGCGTCGATCATGGTGTCAATAATATCGTCGTGATCGTGCGCCATATCTCTCCTAAAACTCTCACTCTCCGATAAGAGAGCAGGGTTAAAACCGTAAGATCTGTCGATAGGTAATTTTACTTTCCCCGCCTGAATATATCCTAACACGTCGAGAAGTCTTGTCAATTTATCCGTGATTCTTGGAACTCCGATTATTGGAATATTTGAATGCCTTTGGAGAGTTTGA